TGAAATCCCCACCACCGGCAGCGGCAGCCCACGAAACGCCAGTGCTAGAGTTAGAGTCGGCAGTAAGCACGAAACCATTAGTGCCAACAGCCACATTATCCACCGCGCCATTAGCGGTAGCCGCGATAAGGTCACCCTTAGCGGTCACGATAGACGGGGCAATAAACCCAGTACCGTTAATGAACGAGTTAGGCTCATCGAAATCACGAGCCGACACGCCATGATTCACGGCTGCGCCAGCGTCATGCGTTTTACCGGTAGTGCCGTCAACCGCACGAGTCACCGTCAACGTCGTGCCACTACGGGCAGTGACCTCAACGATTTCCTCATTCACCGTGTCCTGGTCAATGATTAGGGTGTACGGGAATGATGCAGGCCAACCCGAAACGGCAACTACACCCACAGTGGTTTGACTGGCATCAATGCCAGCGGACAGCGTGGTGCGTGCCGCTGTAGATGAATAGTATCTACGCGCCATTCTTTTCCTTTACCTAGCGGGTGTAGTGTGATCTGATTGGGTACAGGGCGGACAAGCGTCGGTTCTCTTCAGCCAAGCGAACCTGGTACATTTGCAGAATGAACCTAGACAGGGAAGCCGCATTGTTCTGGTTACGTGGCTGACCGGAGTAGTCGGCCTCAGCGGACTGGCCCGACAAACGTGCAGAGTCGAAGAACGGAACCAGGCGGTACTGTGCACCGAACCGGATAACATCCTCCGTCGAAGCAGGAAGGCCAGTGACCGTAACGAAGTCGTCAGTGTCATTAACCAGCACGGACGGCTGCTTCGTGTACGTGATCTTGATGCTGCGACCGGGCACGATCATGTCGTAGATGCTCACCGTCACACCAGTAGCGAACGCGGACGTGGCAGCCTGCTTGTCCACACGCCACCTGCGGACAGGCATCCACTCCTTGCTGGGTCCCGTCGTCTGCCACGCCACGTTGATCACGTCAAGCGCACCAGACGGCAGGGCGTACGTGTTGATTGCTGGCTGAAACGTGACAGTCGTCTGACCGATACCGTACAAATCGGGATACACTGCGCGAATCGCATCATTCAGGGCATCCTGCACCATTTGGCGCGGGAACATTGGGGACGACACCACGCGGTCACCGATACTGTGCGCTGCAGCCGTGGTGCCACGGAACCCGCGACCGTACGGTGGGATCGTGATGGTGCTAGCGGACGTGTCCACGTCGTCAACCCAAATGACCTCCCCACCGATCTCGACAATCCCGCGAGACATGGCGGTAGCGTCAGAGACTGTGGCGGTTAAACCTGTCGCGGACAGGTTAGCGGACAAGTAGGTTGCCTCATCCTGCAGTGTCGTGTAACCATACAACTGCATGAGAGTCTGATCCGTGAGTTGGCTAAACGTACTCATCAGTTGCTCGCATTCACAAAACGGGCCGTGTTCTTATTCACGATCATTGACGCGGGAGGCATAGTATTTGCATCATACGGACGACCCAGGTGACGAGAAGCAGTCTCAGCCTGACGTACCTTGTCAACAGTGGTCCCCTCCGGTTGGATGCCGTTACGCCTAGCAGTCTCATACGCGGCTAGGTCACTCTTCGTCTTCGACCACATATACGACAGGTTTGACGTTGTGGTTGCGTTAATCACCGGGTTAGCGGAACGCAGGCACTCAGCATACGATGCGTGGTCCTGTGTCCTGCAGCCTGTGCGGCAGTTATTCGACAACAATGTATTGTCCGTATCCTGCCGCAATAACAGCGGCCTCTTCAGTGTCATCTAGTATGTTTGTTGCACCGCCACGGAAGTAGTAGTCCGCGTCAGCGATCTCCTGCTGTGCAGGGAACGTGGACAAGACACCAGTCGTGCCGTTAATCAGCAACGCCTGACCGTTATCCACCTTGTACCTGCGGAGCAGAATATTGTCCGTGTACGTCAAACCGATAGTTGGAAGCACAAGGTACTTTGATGGTGTGTACACTGTCGCTGTCAGGTCAGACGAGAACACGAATGGTCTACCTTCGACGGGTGCGCCGATGCTGATAGTTGCAGTCATGTTGCAGTCTGACGACATTGGCTGCGGGTTCGCCAAGCGAGCAGTGACACCATCAGCGACAAGGTTACTGCCACCGTTAGCCAACGCTGCCGCTGCAGCGACAATGTTTTCCGTAATCGTCAACGTCACTTCAGCCGACAACGCTGCCGCACCCTGCCACGTCTGGAAAATACCAGCGACAAGGTTCGACTCAGCCGACAGGCTAGACGCTGCACCAGCACCAACAGACACCGCAGAAACAAGGTCACTCTCAGCCGAAAGGCTAGAAGCAGCAACCAAGACATTCACGGCATCAGCGGTCAAAGCCGACTCGCCAGACAAAGCCGACTCACCGAACGTCACAACAATCGCTGCAGACGTAAGGTTAGATTCAGCAGTGAGCGAGGCGGAACCAGACGCCACCAGGCCAATGCCCAGTAGCGAAACTACGGGTTCCGAAATGTCGTACATTACGACAGGCTAAGGCTCACAGCGGAAATGGCGAACTGCACCGTGTCACCCGAAGTGACAGAACGGGAGTTCGTGAGAGGCCCATAAGCCAGACGCTTCGGGGTGCCAGCATTGTCGTAAATCTCAATACCAACCACGGTGCACGTCGGCATACCAGTGAAGTTGATGGCAGCATTGTTGCTGATAGAACCAGACGCTGCGGCATCAAACGCGATAGTCTGGCGGGTATACGATCCGCCAGTCACCTCAGTGCCAGGGGTCGAATCGTTGCCGTTAGCGGTCATGAGAGCCAGTTTGATCGGCGTGGTGACAGTGTACGCGGAAGTACCCACCAGCGCGTCAAGCAACTGATTCTCAATAGTGTTAGGGAGATTGTCAGCCACGCTGAATCCTTATCTTGTAGAAAGAACATGATGTTGCGTGGAGGCCACACCCGCTATGTGATGTGGCCCCCACAGCCATGCAACTAGGCGATGGACGAACCGGACTCAATCCGGTACAGGGCGGCGTCACGGTAGACGGCCCAACCCTGAAGCGAGTACCACCCAACGGGGCGGAAACGCATCAACTTGTCGACCACGGGACCGATCACGACACCCGGCTCAACAGCGGTCGCCTCAGCGAGCGCCTGCTGGCCTGCGATGATCGTGCGGTACACCTTCGCGGACGAGGTGCCGTCATTGGCCGTGTACGCACGCGGAGTCTCCACGACGTATGCACCACCAAACACGCCAGTCGTCGCGTTGAGGATGTTCCCAACGTTCGGGTCCGTGTACTTACGGATGTCCTCGAACGAGAGAGCGCCAGTCTCCGAACGGAGATCGTGCGCAACCTCGGGGTGCATGTACGCTGCGTACAGCATTCCCTCACGCGGAATCGCGTTAGCGGCACGCATCTTGGCGACAGCCTTACGGATGTACTCACCCTCAATGATGTCGGTCGCGGTGATACCGGAAGTGGCAGTGTTGCCAGTTCCCGCGTAGATCACGTTGGTGCCGGTGATGAGAGTGGACACAACCAACTTGTCGATGCTGTCCGCCATGTTGTAGGCAACAATGTTGGCGATAGCCGGGTCAACGTCACTGAACGCGAACTCACCCAACTTGCGGGTGTTGAGGACGGTGTTGCCGTACTCGTTCAGCGTCACGGTGACAGTGTTCACGTCCGACAGGGCCACAGCGTTCGGGTCAACAGTCTCAGTGAGGCTGCTGGTCGCGGCTGCGAGATCCTGGTAGAGCGAGAACACCACGGACGAACCAGGCATAGCCTGCTGCACGGGACGCTTGTCCGCGAGGTTGCGGAACAGCGGCTGCGAACGGAGAGCGAACTCAACGTAGCGGTCGTAAGCGGCCTTGACAAGACCAGCCATTGCGGTAGTCGAAGTGTATGCTGACATAGTAGTGTTTCACCTCCTTGGTGAATAGATTGATTGGTTACTTGTTTTGAGGCTATACAGCCTGCGGACCCATAGAGTTCCCAAACAGCACCCGATTAAGTTCCTCAGGTGAGGATGCTGCCCTAATGAGCGCATCCAACTGGTTGGGATCACCAGAGTAGGTTTCACCGGACTGCTGGGTTGCAGCGATCCGGTTGATTGCCTGCAGTTCTGGACTTGGAGCCGCAGGTTGCTCCTCGCTTGCGGCCTGGATACCGAACACGTCACCGTACTCGGACACCCACGCCTCAACCTCCTCAGCGGAGGTAACGTCTTCGGGGATGAACTTGGAGATCTTCTCCGGCAGCCCCTTGGACGCTAGCACGTCCTTGACTGAGCGTTCACGAAGGCTGTTCTTCATGGACTGCAGTTGTTCCTGCAGTTCCTTCTTCTGCTTCTGTGCCTCCTTGTAGGCTTTCCGCAGTTCCTTCATAACGTTTGACTGATTCTGAGCGTCCCCAAAATTGTCGTCGTCGTCCCAGTCGAAATCGGACATTGTAACTCCCAACTATTCATATAGGTGAATCGCTACCCACACAACCTTCTGGGGGGAGGGTTGTGGCTGTAACTGCCGGTCTTCTACACTGCCAGGGCCGGTCGGTCTGGCTAGGAGTGGACGTGCCAGGAGTTGCACCTGGGTTAGGCAGAGCCACCGGCCAGTAATACTGGGAAACGGTAGGGTACCTCTCGCTCGTCACGCCCTATTTAGTTATACGCTTGGAGTCCTAGCAAGAGTCGCGGTAGTGACACCAGTGGTGCCACCGAACCGTGCACGTTCACGGGACTGAAGCCCCTTCACGCGACGCTGCGCCGCTTCCTCCAGGCCAAGTTGACCAAGAGCAGTCTCCTCGGCAGTCAACTCTCCGCCTTCCAGTTTGGCAAGACGCTCAGTGCTGCGCTGCACCGCCGCGATGTCAGTCAATTGTGGCTCGATCTGGGTTCCCATGATGTCGCGTTCGCCACCAAGGAACTGCCCGACACGTTCCGCAACACCAGCACCGAAGTCCAGTCCTGCACGCTGCGCGTAGCCACCGACGATAGCGGCGTTAGCGCGACGCTGAATCTCGCCAGTCGTACGCTGCGGGTCGAGGACGTAGGCTGTGAGGGTTGCCGGGTCAACGTTGTAGTAGCGTTGCAGAGAGTCACGAACCTCTTGCGGAGTCTCAGCCACGACACGCTGCGCGTCGGTGATGCGGTCACGTACCTCGTTCACGGACAGTGAGAAGTCGCCAACAAGTTTGCCGATAGCATCGTATTCTGCTTGCGTGCCAGCAGTGCCAAGGTAGTCGCGGAGTCCCGCTTCACGGAAAGCCTGACGGTACTGTGTTTCTAGGTTGAGATATTCTGCCTCATTGCGAATATCAGGGATACCACGCTGCTGCAAAGTGAGCATACCCTTGAACCGCTGCTTGTACGGTTCGGTCTGGCGTAGGCGTTCTGCGATAACATTGACGTTATTTCCCCACTGGTTAACTAGGGATTCAATCTGACCGCTGAGGGAACCAAGCCCGTACTGGTCAAGGATGTTGGAAAGGAATGCTTTCGCACCCTCACGCGCCTCGCGCCGTGTAGCCTCTAGTTCCCCGCGCAACGCATCATAGTAGGCAGCCATTGCTGCGTCTGCCGCTGAAGGCTGTGCCTGCTGTGTGGTTCCAGTTCCAGCCGGGGTTCTTGTTTCACCAAGAAACTGCTGTGCACCAGTCCCGTACATGCGATCAAGATTCTCGCGAATCTGATCAATAGTTGGTCCCTCAAAGTATGGTACACTCATCAGCGGAATCCAAACATCTGCAACAACTGAGTACCCACATCCGTATATGTTGCGTAAGCATTATCCGTGTACTGCCAGCGAGGGTCCTCACGAACCTGCCGCTCAAACTCGTACAACGGAACCACGCTAGGCTTACCGTCAGCACCAACGCCCTGCAGACCCTTCTGCAAAAGAGGATCATTGAAGTCGATAGCGTTATCGTCAACCTCTAGTAAACGGGCCATGCGCTCCCTGTACGGTGCAGCAATATCCGCGATATCATAACCGGCATCAATGCGATCAGACCAAGCCGGGTAAGCACCAGCCATGTACGTGCGGCGAAGATCCTGCAG